ATCTTTCATGTACGTTAACATCCGTTCTTTGGTGGCACTGGTTGTCAACCAACCAATTGAGTTGGACACACCGCCCATTGTATCGTTGCGCCGCCAGATGTAATTTTGCATGCTGCCGTACACATCCAGCAAGTCTTTACCGAGTGCCGTACCCATGTTGGCAGCCATGCGCTTGAGATTTCGCATCTCGTTGATGACCGCTTGTCCTGGACCATTGACCTCAAGGTTTAAAGTTGAGTTCTTGTAGGCACCCGCCAAGTGACAGATGACCCATGCGAATTGATAGGTGTTGAGCTCACTCGTGGCAAACGAGGCAACTTGCTCTAAGCCGTCTGCATAGCACCGAAACACTTGAATACAAAAGCGGTCTGCCCAATCACTTGAGCCGTAGGCGGGATCTGCACCAATGACGTAGTAGGCGGTGTCAATTGGTTCTTCCCACACCTTGAGAGAAGCTAACCTTTCGGTTGATTTCAACACGTTGGTGTCTTGAAAGTTGGCACCAAAACTATACCGATAATAACTTGGGTTTTTCTTGCGAAGGGTTTTGACTGCATCGGTACAACGGGAGTTACTAAAGAACGATGTCCCCGTCATTACAAAAGCGTAGTCTTCAGTAGGGGGAAACTCTTGATACATGAGTGATTCATCTCGAATACCTTCTGCGAGCTTCCACCGCCACCAAGCAATTTGACGGGAATTAATCTCAAACCCGTACAACTTTTTAATGTCTTTCGTCCATTCCTTTTCTTCGCCCGTTAATTTGCCATCCCAGTACACACGATAAATGTCACTGTTAGGATCAGCCATGTAAAGCTCATTGCGCCACCAGCCACAGAAGATAGCAATTTGACTGCGGGCTTTCTTGGCTTCCACATACATGTCGTGAAACATGTTGAATCCACGAGCGGTACTTTCAAAAATATACAAACGCTTGGGATTGGTTTCGGCAAGAGAAGCTAAAAGTGATGCTAGACCCTCCTCATCGCCCCATGACGAGGTTTCTGTGCCGTGCAAGAACGTAATCCCTTTACCACGACCTAAAGAGCCCTTAGCCCTCAAACCAGCGACTTGGTAAAAGATACGACTACGGTTCTTCAGAGATAAGCTATTGCGGTTATGGGTGAGAATTGGAATCTTGTATTCTTTGGGTAACCCGTCCATATACCCACCGAGTGTGCCTCGAAACATATCTCTGTTTTCTTCGGTGTCTGTCACAAGGGTGCCGTTCAAGCCGTTATGGATATAGTGCCAATACAAGTCGAGGGCAAGAGAGATGGTTGTAATACCGAGTTGCCTTCCCTTGAGAATGACATAGAAGTGAATCCCTTGTTTCAACCCCTTGTCAATCTCATTCATCACATAGGTCTGGGTGCCAAGCAAGTTATCCATCTTGCGCAGCCCTTGTTCTTTGGTTTCAATCTTGAGTTGATTACAGAATTTGTAAAAGTTAGGTAAATCAAATCCGCTCATGTTTTTTTCTTCTGTTTGGTTCAAAATTATCTAAATTCCAATTAGCCGCCATTAAACAACTCTTACGATCTTTGGCACACTTCACTAAGTCTTGCACCATCAACTCCGAATACTCTGCTTTCCAACGCTGATATAGTGCCTTCTTATCTTCTTTTGACTCACAGTGCAATACATTTAACATCTCGGTCTTGAGGATGCTACGGCTTGCTAATAACTGTTCTTCCCAAACCTTCTCAATGCCCTCTGGCTTAATGTAACCCACTACCAGACTCTAACTCTCTCAACACCCCTTGCAAGCGCACAATCTCGTTATGAGAGGCGGTAATTATCTTGGCACTCTCAGCTTGTACTCGCATCAACTCATTGAACAGTTCACTTTTCGTCATGTTCCACACCCGCTCAATGTACGCTTTCTTCAAGTCATCTGGGGCAGTACCTAAGTTTTCAAGGATAGGATCTACTCGGTTCTCCATACTCTCACCCCCGTAGCTTCTGACCTAGCAATATAACGCTTGGCATGTAGTTTTAACATACGATAATTTAAGTTGCAAATAAGACCTAACTTACCATTCTCCACAAAAAAAGAATCACCTATTTCCATTTCTAAATATGGATATTTGTTTTTGTTCCTCTCTTTTGGTAATCCTACATTCTTTTCAATAACAATATCTGACATACATATTCCTTATTCAATATAACCAGTTATTAATATACACTATATTTTATAGTTTATTTCTACTATATCGAAAAACACGTATTTTTTTTGGGGGGAACTTGGTATGGGGCTCCCACCAGTGCAACCTGGTGCCCATCTGGAAAACCGAACTACTACTCGTGCTTGGTATATTCATACTATCCCATATACCCATATCATAGTACATATATACTATATAATTATATATATGTATAGTAGTATCATATCATATACCCCATATAATATATACTATATTTACCAGAGTGCGAGTGGTGGACATATATCAAATCTTTACCCAAAACTATACTACCTACATATATATATATAGGTTAAATACTACTACCTATATTTAGTATATAAAATATGTATATATGTTATATAAATATATGTACAAAAGTATTACTTTTGATTTACAATCGAGTAGTACACATGTACATATAACTAACTAACATTAAGGAATTTTCTATTATGAGTAGATTTAACAATACCCCAGTAGTGAGAGAAAGACTGTTTAGACAAGCTAAGTATTATCGTAAAACAGTGATTAGAGACAATTTAAACCCTTTAAATGGTTTGTTCCCTCGTCAAGATTATGTAAAGCACTATGTAAACAATTTGGCTTCATGGCATGTAATGAAGGCAAAGTATAGGTGTTTTGGTATTGCTTTAAACAATGCTTTAAAGAGCAATAATATTTATGATGCTTTATACACTTTAAATGCGACAGAACATGATTTATTTGTTAGAACCAATATGATTGACTGGCTAGAAGAAAATTTTAGGGACAGTGTTTTTAATTGTAATGACTGTGATAAGTATTTTTTACATGATGACGACTATCACAATGTTGGTGATGATTATGGGGTTTGTAATTGTTGTGTACGCAGTTATAGGTGGTCTGAGAGAAATGGGTACTATGTAGACAGAGACAGAGACAGTGATAATGATGACGAGGATAACAGCGACTTAATCAGGTCTTATCATGGTTCCCTAGAAGATTTAGAGCATATCCCCAGTGCTTACGATAAACGAAAAATTCTCTTAGGTATAGAGCTTGAAATGGAGATTGATGGGGATAACCTAAGAGATAAGGCAGAGGATATTTTAAATAATATTACCGACTACTGGAGAGATGGTAAGAGATATACCTATTGCTTACTGGAAAATGATAGAAGTTTAGATTATGGTTTTGAGATGGTCACTTCATGGACTGGTCTTGATGTACATGCAGAACAGTTAAAGTATTTCAATCAGAAATTTAGAAATATGCGTAGTCATAACACAAATACTTGTGGATTACATGTGCATATTGATAAAGGAGAGATGACTACTCTCCATGCCAGTAAGTTAATTTTGTTTATCAATGATACAAATAACTTACATTTAATTAAAACAATTGCTAGAAGGGACAATGCCAGTTACGCAAAGTTTAGTGATAAGAAAACAAATAAGAACTGGTTAAAGCACTCTCTTGCCTCAAGCAAAGTAAAAGAAAGACAATTAAGACATTTAAATACTGATAGATATGAGGCTTTGAATTTTCAGAATGAGAGAACAATTGAATTTAGATTGTTTAAAGGTTCTTTAGTTTATTCAACCATCATGGCATGTCTTGAGTTTACTTATGCTTCTTACTTCTTTACTAAAGATGCCAGTATCAACAATTTAACTACTCATAAATTTTTAGAATTTATTTGTTTTGATGACAATAAAAGTGATACAAAATTTTTAAGAGAGTATTTAGTTAAAAAGGGTTTTACTTTACCAACAAAACCTAATAAGACTATTGCCAGTATCAATACTTCTATGCTTGTAACTTTTGAATAATCCGTCAACTAACATAAGGAAAATTAAATAATATGTGTTTACTAATAACTAAACTAAATAACTCCCCAGTACTCGCCGAGCATTGGATTGAAGATTTTTATGAATATAACAGTGATGGTATCGGCATTATGTTTGCCGAGAACAATGAGCTTGTTATTAAAAAGATTTTGCCCAAAACTGAAATAGAAGCAATTGCGTTTTATCAAGAGTATGTAAAGGGTAAAACTTGTGCAATCCATTTTAGGATGCGTACTCATGGCAACATTGATTTAAACAATTGTCATCCTTATCAGGTCTTGAATAAAAAAGAGCATGGCATTGACTTGGCATTAATGCACAATGGCATTTTAGGTACTGGCAATGCTAAAGATTTAAAGATGTCTGATACATGGCATTACATTGAAGATTATTTAAAACCTATGCTATCTAAAAACCCTAATTTTGCCTTTACAGGAGCTTTTAAAGAATTGATAAGTAAACATATTGGTAGTGGTAATAAATTTGTACTAATGGACAATTTAGGCAGAATGACGACTATAAACGATACCAGTGGATATTACTGGGGTGGTTTATGGTTATCGAATACTTATGCTTGGTCAGCACCGACAAAAATAAGTGATACATTCGTTAAAAATCATAAGCAGTGGAAAAAAGAGGCTAAGAGTGCAATTGAGAAATACCATTACAAGAGTTTTAAGTATGGTAATTCATGGCAATATGATGATTATGACTGGAAGGGTTATAACTACAATGGTAAAACCACTAAAGCAGATTTGACAGAAATTGCTTTGAATGATGCCGAGAATTGTATTCAAGACTTGATGTATTTAGGTTTTGATGAACTGGAAGCACTATCAATTGATGATTTAGAAAACTTTTTAGCAGTCAATCAATTGCAAGATGTATATAATTTATATGACAAGTTATACAATGAAGATATTACTTGCAATCAATTTATGGATTACATTTACAATCCATCAAGATACAAGTATGGCAATGTTAATAAATTATCGACAATTACCAGTAAGGAAAAATCACAATGAACCATGATAAACCCACTAAAGATGACATTGTATGTGCTTTATTGCTTGTACTGGGATTACTCTTACTGGCAATAATCTAAACCACTGTAAAACCCTTTATAACCCTTAGAAATAAGGGTTTTTTTTCGTCTTAAACAATTGAAAAACAAGCATAAATCCATTAAAAACCAACAAAATCAGGGCAAAAATGAGCAATTTTGAGGTAATTTGACCAGGTGATTAAAGCTCTATTAGGGAAGGGATTTTTATCGCGCGCGCCTGTGTGTTAAGTGGTTTACCAAAAAAGGAACTTTTACCAGAAGTTGATCCATAGGGGGTCAAGGCATGGTAGTTGTCCTTAGTGGTCGGCAAAAAACCCCATTGGTAAACCCCAAGAACCCCAAAGACCCGTTGTTACTACTATATTATATATAGATATCTATATACTTATATTATAACTTGTTATAATATAATTGTGTATGTATATGTTTTTGTGTGAGGTATGATATAGTTGTGTATAGATAGTTGTATATATATATAAATATAAAATATATGTTGCAATAATTATTTTTTATGTAGTAAGATGTGAACTGTAGTAGATTGATATGTTTTTATAACCTAACAAAAGGAAAATATTATGAAGATTTGTAAAGATTGTAAGTAT